AACTACTACCAGCTGAAAATCCAGATATATTATCAAGATCTGTAGATGCTAAAGCTGTTCCACCATCTCCACCAAAAGCTGTGCTTTTTACAGCTATGACACTACCGTCATTACTAGAGAATCCATATATTTTTATAGTAGCACTAGCTACTGTCCCTGTAATACCAGAAGTATCAAAATACATAAACGATCTACCTATTCCGTAAGCAGTTCCACCCCCTCTTGTTGCAGCTTTACTTACCAAAGTAAAGAAGCTATTCGCAGAGTTACTAGTATTAACAAGACCACCAGAGCCATTATGATCTCTAGCGTTAGCCCACGAACTTTGGGCATTTATTGAACAACGACCATCATCAGTATTTCCGTACAAATCTGGCATTAGAACTGTTTTTTAGGTAAGTGATATGTATTAGATTGAAAATACATATTACTATCTGGATTTACACTTATAGATTGATACGTAGTTCCATTTATGTATAAAACATCATCCGTATCTGAATAGTTATTCCACCACGTAACTCTTGCACCATCCTTTGTAAAATTAACAACTTCGCTTACAAATCTCAAAGCATTGTCATCACCCCATGTATCATAAAACACTCCATCGTAAGTAGATAAAGAATCTTTTACAGCATACCAATCTCCCTCTACTATAGTTACATTAGGTTTATCAGCAGCCCAAGCTTTAGCTTTTTCTATAACTTGAGGGTGGTTCTCTACTATGGTATGAGATGTTATAGAATTAGCTTGAATGTAATTTGCTGATATCCCCATACCAAATCCTATTTCTAATATATCTCCGCCTCCTTCACACACATAGTCAGCAGAAGCTTTCATAATAGAATCTTCCCAAGACATCATTACTTGAAGCTCTCCTCCAGCATTGTCTGTGTAGTATATTCTATCAGACTCAAATACTAATGTTTCGTCTATATAGCCCATTACGCTATTTCTACGAATGTATTATCTGGGTTAAAAAACATCTTTTTATCACTTACGTTCAAAGAGAATCCAAGCAGTCTAACAAACTGACCACTAGAAGATGGGGCTGTAAGCGTAGCTTCTCCAGCTGTTGCTGATGCATAAACTGGAGCTCCTTCCTTATCGGTTCCAGCAGTATATGCGTTATTTAAAGTAACAGCTCCTCTTATAAGCATACCAGCTGAAGAGTCTGAAGCTGCTGCTGCAGACGTTGCAACTGCAGCTAATGCAATAGTTGTAGTTTCAAGGTCAGCATCAATTAACGTCCATACACCATTTCTAAGAACGTATATTTCTCCTGCAGTAACACTATCATCACTTATTCCAGTTAATATTTCAGCGCCTGGCCCAAAATCACCAGCGTTATTACCACTAATAGCATGCAAAATAGAAGCAGCTCTTACAGATCCAGCGACAGTTAATTGACTACCATCAAAAGTAAGATTAGCTTCAGCGTTCATAGCATCAGTACCAGTAGCTGTAACGATTCTATCGTCAGTTCCATTAGTCATAAAGTCTGATACATCTACGCTAAACTCATTACCTCCACTTAAATCAAGGCCAGTTCCAGCTGTATATGTAGTATTTGTATCTGAAACAGTATTCGTAAAGGTTATCTTATCTGAAGATCTAGCTATTGACAATCCAGTACCAGCCTCCAAAACAATATCATCTGTACTGCCATTAGAATCTGTTAATCTAATTTTTTCTTCGTCTGAGTTGTCTCCATCAACGCATGATATACTATAAGTAGTATTATCATTAGCAGTCATGTCGTCAACTGCAAGATCAATAGTCCCATCAGCATCTTGATATGTTGCACTAATTCTAGTCTCTGTATTGCCACTAAACATTGCACCAACAATGTCTTGAACTTGTTCATCAGACAACTGAGTGTTAGCTGTCATATCATCAACTGCAAGATCAATAGTACCGTCAGAGTCGTCGTATGTAACAGAAATTCTAGTCTCTGTATTCCCGCTAAACATAGCGCCAACTATATCCTGAACTTGTTCAGCACTTAATACCGTATCAGTATCAGTGACTGTATTTGTAAAAGTAATCTTATCGCCAGATCTAGCAATAGAAAGTCCAGTGCCCGCCTCAAGGACTACATCATCTGTAGAAGAGTCGCTACCTGTTAATCTGATTTTTTCTTCATCAGAATTATCACCATCAACACAAGATATACTATACGTAGTAGCATCCAAACCACGCTCACCAGTAGAACCTGTAGCTCCTGTTGCACCTGTTGCCCCAGTATCACCTTTAGGTCCTTTTTCCGTAACAATAATAGTAGAAACAGATGGGGAAGATACGCTTATACTTGTTGATGTTTGCGTAAAACTTACAGTATTCCCACCAGATACAGAAACGTCAACAGTATTGCCTTGACTTGTTGTTACGTTTACGCTCATTACCTTCTGACTGCTTTTGTCACATCTTCATTAACTACAAAAGAACCACGTAAAATTGTAGTATGAGTATCTACACCAGAAGTTGTTGGAAGAATATATTGAAGATCATAAATATATCTTCCTGCTGGCACTCGACGCATTGTAGAAGCAGTAGCTTTTATAGTTACATTGCCGTTATCATCAACAACAAATGGTTCAAAATAAGCTTCTCTTGATTGATTTTGAGTAACATTAGGGGGTAACACCCTACCTTTTAAACCTTTTTCTGTTGACGCAATTATAGGATTAGAACCTTTTCTGCCAGAAGGCCATACCTGCATAACAAATGAATATTTGTCTGTAGATAAATTAAGACCTGATCCTGATGAATCTTTTAATGTTAATGTTAGCTCAAACGTATCTCCTTGACGACAAGTGATATCTAAAACTTCCGATACATCTAAATTTACTTTATTGGCCATCTTGCATATTCATTAATAAATTTCTCATTGGATTACCCTCTTCTCCTTGCAGCTCAGTTCTTTGTCCTTTTCTTTGAGATATAAGTTTAGATTGCTGTACAGCTTGTTTCTTAACTCTATCATCTTTTCTGTCTTCTTTAAGGACTTCAAGCTTTTCCTTAAACTCTTCATCCGTTTCTTTAAATCCTAAAGTAGCTTTAGCTCTAATTGTTTCAATCTCTTTGTTGAACTGATGGCGCATAGCTGCAAGCTGTCCATCAAGCTGTGCTTTAAGCTGCATTTTTTGCGCTTCTATCTGAGCTTCTGCTTGCATTTTTTGCCCCTCCATTTGCATCTGCATCTGTTGTTGTTGTTGAGCCATTTGAGCTTGCATCTGCTGTTGCTGCATAGCCATTTGTTGAGCTTGTTGAATTTTTTTCTTCCTTCTTACAATAAGAAGACGTTCAGCTTGATTGACATCTTTTAGCTCTCTTATAGCCATAGCATCCTCAAGGTCTATTTCTTTTTGGCCTAAAGATATTTGTATTGCTTGTTCTAAATATGCCTGATCTTTATCATCCATATCTTTTTGAACTTGAACTCCAAAGTTATACATAGGTAATCTAGAAAAACTTGAAAGAATATCCATATTTGTCTCACCAATTGCATTTTTATAAATGTCCATGATTACAGACTGATCTGGAAGTATTTGCAAACACCTTACAATATCATTACACACATATTTATAAAGTATCATAGAAGCATTTGTAATATCATATGTAGCATTATTTGAAGCAGCAATAGCTTGCTCCCTAACACCTACTAATGCTTCAGACTTTGGTGTGCTTGCGTCAACAACTTCATTAATACCCGTAGTATCACGTATCATTCTTAGATAGTGATTGTATAATCCAATAAGCTCGTTAATATTTCTTATACTATTTCCTATCTCACGAATAGGTGGATTTTGAAATCCGCCTTCTGGATTTTTACTTCTATAATAGAATACACCAGTTTGTTCGTATATATCATGAAGATCTAAAGGTTGTAACTCACCCCCTTTACCTAACTGAACATTTTCCAAACCTTCGATGTCTATCATTAATCCATCTGGTTTTGCTTTAGCTATAGCTTGTTGTATTTTAAGATGCGTAAGCTGAAGCATATCAGCAAACCCAATACAACTATTAACCATAGACTTTGGCATCATATCAGTTAAGTTTGTTGCAACAACAGAATATGATAATCTAGCTTTGCTTATATCATGGATATTTTTAGGCACATTATGCATTCTGCCATAGCTAAACAAATAATCGGTTCCTAGTATATAATAACCTTTATATACATTGACAATCTCCATCTTATGAGGTTTTCTTTCAAAAACACTACCAGCCTTTTCTTTATAGTCGAAGCCTTCATAGAAAAAGTTTCTGTTACCAAATCTATTTTCTTTCTCTTCAAAGTGCATACAATCTGTAGACAAAAACTCAAACTCTAATACATCTACAGAATATTCATCATAATCATAAATATTTCTTCCTAGCTTATCATCATATGTGTACGCACCACTAGTCCTACCAGAAGTTTTTGTAGCAATTTTTTTAAAGTCTGATTCCTCTAACTCTCCACTAGCTATTCTTTTCAGCTCCTGTATAGGCATGCTTTTTATGTGTCCAGCATATGTTAGATCTTCAAAACTAGGATCATTTGTTTCACTATGAATAAAATCTTTAGGATCTACATAATGAGTCTTAATACCATAGTTAGGATCATTTGATCTTTTAACTATAGCAATACCGTTTGTTGCTAGATCATTTACACACCTTCTAAATATATTGTCATCAAAATTATTCCATGATAACGTCATATCCGTTGCAACTTGTGCAGCTATCTCTGCATCGCTCTTTACATTCTCGCCTATAAATATTTCTGCTTCAGCTTCATTATCAGGAATCATTTCTGGATCCATACCTATAGTAGCCCCAGTCTTTTCCTTAAACTGCATAAGTTGTTTTTTTAAAGCAACTTGTATCTCTATACGTTTTTTATCTCTATTTTTTTCTGAAGATGAAAGCGGATCGACAGCTTCTAAATTGGGATAAAGGTTTCTACCTAGTATTTTATTTACTACAATTCTAACAAACTTTGGAAGTATAGGAACTGGAGTGTAATCAAGATTCATTAAGCTACCATCTCCAGAGTTAGGATCTTGAGTATTTAATAATCTTTTGTAAATCGTAGTGTCTTGTACGCCATTAGCATACTCTTTATTTCTTTTAAATAAAGTATACCTCTTAGAAAATAAAGATGAACTATCAGCTCTTTTACCCCATTGAGACTCAATAGCTTTTGCGTATTTTAAGCCATAATCTTTCGTTTCCTTTTCTTGTTGAGGAGCAAGTGGATCTGGAAAATTTTTTTTACCGCTATATTGTTTCATTCATCTTAGAGTATATATTGCAAATATAGGAAATTAGCCGATGATTTTATATCGCCTGAAAAACTTCCTCTCATTAAAGTTACTGACTTTCTTTTTCTTAACCTTTTGTGCTGCAAGTAAAGCTAGACCTGAACTAATAGTAAGGTCAAATTTAGTTCTATTATCTATTTTGTACGCAATCCAGTCCTCTAATGTTTTATTAAAATACATATTGCCCACTTCTGTTGTTTCATAATTTATACCTACATGATCATGAATATAAGATTCTATAGCATGAGCATGGGCTTGAATTATATCTTGAGAGTTTGATGGTATACCTTTTGTCTTCACTTTTACTTTTGCTGTACCAGTTTTTAAATGCTGTGGTCTATCCATTAAGTATCCATCGTAACCTCTTGATTCAAAATATCTTGCAATACCGTACTTATTGTTTTCAATTAAGATAGGGTATCCATAAAATACAGCAGCCATTAAAACATCTTCATAAAATATTTTAGCAAGCGGAGGTCGTGATGCGTACTCCAAGACAAACATATTACACGGGTATTCCATGTGAAATTTATTGTATAAATGCAGTGCACCTTTAGATCCTCTACCATCAACAGTAGCATCAAGATCATACGAGTCAACTCCACCACAACCTATGTCTGAATTAGGTGCAACTCTTTTACCTCTAAGTAATTGTTTTTTATTTCTAAACTCTGCAGGAGGCATCCATGATATTTTAAATCTGCCAACTGGATCTGGAGTAAATACCACCTCAGTATCTTTTACCCCACCTTTCCAAACAAAGTTTCCAGTTACAACTGGATTGGGAAACAACTCTTCGTTGTACTCTATCTGTTCATATATTTTACCAATATTAAATACGCTACCTTCAATACTATCCCTAAAGGCTTCATCTGCTGTAAATGGGAATTGACGTATAACTTCATTCATTTCAGATGCATTATCCTTCAATGAAGATCTTTCGTTTTTTAAATAAGTTCTAGCCCCAATAGTTATATCTTCACCATCAATACCTTCTATTGCAGTATCTGGATCATTTATAATCGGATTACCATACAAATCAAAAAACCCTTCTAAGGATTCTTCAGCAGATATAAATAACCTATACAACCCTGTTTTAGTCCTCCCATTCTTGTTCCTCTCTGAAGGATTCGAATCCTCCCATAGACTCTTGTATTCTTTTCCACCTTTTGACATTGGATTTACTGTGCTTCCTACCAGTGCTTTTCCCACGATTTTTCTTCCGACGATCAAACAAGTCCTCTGAATCCTCCAAGCGTCTCTTATATCTGTTGGTTTTTCCCATTTTCCAGCTTCATCTAAATACAATATGTGTAGCTTTTCACCATCGTATGCATTATTAGTAGTGTTTTTCCAATTTATAACTGTGTTAAGAGCTTCACCTTTTTGTGAAGTTTTGTTGTTCTTTGTTATACGTTTTGATGGTTCACGAAAAGCTAACTCCATACGTGGATTCGTTGTACCATCTTGTATTGGTTTAAAAAAGAAAGGATAGTGCCTAAACATATAAACTACTTTCTTCATGAAAATATTTTCTTGAGCATCCTTACCAGTTTTCGACTGTATACCCATAAGTTTATCTTTAACTTGTGTTGCCTCGTCAACAAGTACAGCAGAGCATATATTAGTATACCCAGAACGACGGCACTTAGTATAAAGCTGACCAATGCAACGTGGATCAGCTTCGCATGCAGCCATGTGTAAAAAGATTTCACGTTGAAAGTTAAGAAAAAATGGATAACCAATATCTAGCTTAGTCCATTGAAGCATCATATAATGCCGCCCCGTAATATATGTAGCTGTACCGTTGTTATAAAACCAAAAACCCTCACGCCTACGCCTAAACTCTTCTTCGATATATGGACGAAACTTCTCTCTAAACTCCCTTGGCATTTCCGCCCACTCATCCATAGAACGAACACGAGACAATTCCTTCGGCATAGGTATCCTTCTCCACATTTGCATAGAGTTTGGTTCTTTATGTCCAAAAATGTCTTTCTTCTTCGGCCTTTCTGGAAGGCAAATGAGTATCCCACCGAGTTCAATAATTTCACCCTCCGTACCGTTGGGACAAATCTTGACAGCAGGTTCTTCATAATCCTTTATGTTTAATAGTATACTCAATATGTTTGTCCAAATCTATTTGACCTAAATCCAGGTGCTCCTACTTTAGGGCTTGCTAACTTCATGTATTTACCGCATGAGCATTTAATATCATGAATTGCACCCTCACCTTCTACGTACTTAATAGTAATACCTGATTTGCTTACAACTTCGTCGCTGCATTCACATTTATAATCTGCCATTAGAATGATGCTTTAGTATAACCTTTCTTATGCTTATAAGGAGCCATATGTTTGGGCTGCTTACCAGGACAACACCATTCTGCACCACCATCCCATGGATCAATACACCAACATTGACTATAGTCGTTAGATTGAGATCTTCTATGTTTATTTTGCACAGAGCAAGATGTAAGCAAGCTTATAATCAAACACCAAAATAAACCCACAAATAAATAACCAATTCTATTTTTCATTTCTTCTATTATATGTAATTATTCTGTGACAGTTAGAGCATCTAACCTCACACTTATCTATTTCTTTTTGTATTGATTCTATAGAGTAATATTCGTAAACCATATCAGATACATTTTTATATTTATCATCATCTATATGATCAAAATCTAAAACAATGTAATTTGTCTCACCACAATCTACACAGCCAGATTCAGTTTTTACTTTGCGAACATACTCTTTATTTATATCTAATTGTTTTACGTTTCTTTTTCTAGATCTTGCTTTGACTTTTTCTTTATTAGCTTCATAATGTTTTTTAGAAGCAGCCGCTTGATCTTTTTTGTTTTTGTATGGCATTACTTAGAGAATCTTTCTGCAAATCCTCCAGTATAATCTTTTGCTTCGTCTATTTTCCCGCTATCCTTAAGGTCTTTTATCATTTGTTCTAAACGCTGCCTTTCAATAATTAGCTCTTTACAATCTGTTGCTGTTTGTTTTATAGATTGTAATTCAGCTTTACGTGCTGATCCATTAATATCTGGATCAACAGGTTTTTTGATCTCATCAATCATATTATTAATTGCAGCTTCCATGCTTTTCATGAGGCTTTCAGAAGCTGATATGGTGGTAAACTTACTCATCGTCTTGATAGTCGTATACCCATATAGGAGTTTTTTCTCCTACATAACCTCCAGCTACATTATATTCAAAATGCTCTACAGCATCTTCCATACTCATACCTTCTTGTACAAGTATGTCTAAACATTTACTTACACTATATACAGCTTTTGCTTCTGCTCCAAATGTTACACCTATAACAGCATCATCAAAGCCATCAGCAAGTAAGCACTCATAATCTTCTAAGTGTAACCACAGTTCTTGTTTATCAAACATTTTCTTCAATTACATACATTAAATCTTCAGCTCTTGTGCGGTAATATTCTTTACCTTCTATTTTAATACGGTAGTCTCTATTCTCTTTAAATCCCACTACATCACCAACGCTTAATCCTAATTCTTCTATCCATGGAGCCATAAAAGCAACTCTACCTTGAGTAGGTAGGTTTTCTTTTAACGAAACTATTTCTATTAAATCAGAGTTTATTTCTGATTCTTGTTCTACTGGCTCTAATAAAGACCATCCAGCTAAAGGTTTTATCTCACCAGTATCTTGACATTTGTATGCAATCGCTTGATTGTTTATAGTATGTTTATCATCATATCTAACTAAGTAATGATTGTCTTCACCTGTTAAAGCTTGACCTTCATTTACTACAACTAAATGATGAAAATATAACATGTCACCTTCTTTTACGCCTGTGTCGTATTTTAATGGAGAGCAAACTACAGGACCTTCAGTGATCCTATGCTCAAACTCACTACCTTCATGTCTAGTGTCTATATACAACTCTAAACCACCATCGGTAGTGATCGTGTCGTTAATTTTTTTCTCTAATTCAACGACAAACAGTTCTAATGTTTTCATTTTTTATAAGGAAATATTTTATTTAATTTTTGTTGTCTTTGTTTACACCCACAATCTTTAGGTGCTAATTTATTTAACCCTGTAGCTTTTGTAAATTTAGCTATAGTGTCTCCTAATCCTTTACTTTTAATAGTTTTCATTAGTAACCTCCTGATCCTGACGGAGTAGATGTTCCATTAGATAACGACCTTAGTGAAGTTTGTTGCATTCTTTCTGATCTAAGTTGATCCATAATTGAATTAACTAAATCTCTAGCAGCTTTATTTATAGGAGTTAAGCTATCATGAGTTTCTACTTTATGAAAACCACCAACCATAGCCCCTCTATTGATGTGAACGTGATATGCTCCAATATACTCTGTTCCGTCTGGACGATTAAATTGACCACCAGGTGTGTATAGTTCTGTTCTTACCATTTTAAAAGTTGCAATCAAATTCAAGCATACATGGCATATCGTCTATACCTTTCCATAGGGCTTGAGTGTTATCAATATCATCTTGTAAATATACTAAATATCTATTCTTACCATACTTATGTAAATGTCTTTCATCACGAACAATTGCACTTACTTTACCATTGCCAGCTCTCATGCCTACATAATAAGCCATAGCATCTTTCGGATCTTTTCCGATTATAATTTTTCTAATAATTCCTTCCATTTTATTCTCGTTCTATTCCAGTGCCTCCTAGTAAATCATCTATATCATTATCATCTAACTCATCTTTTTCTTTTAGTTGGTATGTATGATTTATAAAATCTTGCACTTCGTATAATTCATTTAAATCTTCTATATTATAACTATATATAGCATTAAGTTTTGACATTTCACCATATACAGGGTTTATTAATCCAGCAAACATAATTGAAATAAATCTATCTTCTACGTCATATTGCTTTGCTAATGCCTCAGCCTCAAACATTAATCGTTGCATATGAAGTAAAAATTCGAAATCTTTTGTCATAGTTTTGCTTTAATACAAATGTAATAAAAATGCCTAAAAGTAAGATATCAAAAAAAATTTTATTTAGAGATTTTGCTAAACAAGACAAAACATACATAAATAAAAATTATTTAAAGAACTTAAAAGTTTTAAAAAACAAGTATGCCGAAAAACTAGGTATGGACTTCTCTAAAATGGAATTCCTTTTATGGGCATACGATTTACAATTTTTTACTTTAGACTACGCTAGTAAAGACTTTCAATCTAGTAAATCTAATATAGGGAAGAGATACGTATATCCTCTTGTTAATGCTGGATATATATACAAGCACTTTGACAAACTAACACCATCAGACACATATGAAGATCATCTATTTAGAGATGAAACTAAATATAACTATAGAGTTAGATATGCCATAACTCAAAAAGCAAGATTGTTTGTGCAAAGGTTTTATAACGAACTAGGAGATTAGCTACCTTTTACCTCCGTGGTACTCTACAGCATGACCCTCTTCTATAAGGGTTCTATTAAGGTTCTTCATTGTTAATGAGTTAGGACAGCAGAAGTCTATCTCCCCTAAACATCTACCAAACTTTCCTACACCATGCGATACAACTTGAACTTCTGTTGCTGTATCTAGCAATTCAGCTACTCTTTGTTTAGCAGCTAATCCTCGTTTCTTTTCTTCAAGATCTCGTGTTCTAGACTCTGGGGTATTGATCCCCATAAACCTTATGCGTTTTTTAATCTTTACATCAAAACCTAGATCTATGCTAGCGTCTATTGTGTCCCCATCGATAACTCTAAGAACTTCTATATTGTATGTGTACATGTTTGTTGGTTAAGCTTCTCCAGCTAAGTTTTTTAGATCTAAAGGATCTAATATTAAGCATTCAGCAAAGTCTCTATAAGAGATAGTTACTTCTTCTCCAGATTCTAAAGCCTTGGCTATGGGTGGATATATACGCATATACGCTATAGTACTCTTACCTATAAACCCATTTGTTTTAATGTTGTTGTTTTCTTGCGTATCTCCTACAAGTAAACATCCTGCTGTATGTTCATCTGTGTTACCACAGTGTATAAGTATATATTCAAAATTAGGTACATCAACAATATGAAGCATGCCTTTATGAATGTCAGCAAATCTTTTACTATACTTATTGTGATACCCACCTTCTTTTCTAAATTCAATTTTATACTCTCCTTCGGGTATGCAAGTTTCTCCGTAAACTTTTTGTTCACGACTTTCATCTTCTAACGTATAGCATAAAAACTTCCTGCCATCTGTTACATCAAATAAAATACCGTTAGTTGAGTCTACTCCTTTGTTGAACCTTATTACTTCGAGTTTCATTTTTTATTTTATTAAGCCTTATGCGTTCAGCTTCTATTGCTGGATCTTTTCTTTTCTTTTTGGTGTTAAAATATTTTTTCCTCAAAATTCAGGAGACGCAACAAATTGAATATTGCTACCAGCATCCTCTCTACCTTGAGATCTAGCTAACCTTTTTTGAAGAGATTTATATCTAGCTCTTGCAAATGGATTCCTTACAGCAAACTCTCTTGCTGGATCAGGATCTAAATCCACCTCTCTTCTTCTACCAACTCTTTTCATTCTATTCTTAAGACTTGATTGTCTTCCCTCCCTAACACCTTTTATTAAATCTGCTAAAACCAAACTAAATGGTTTTTTATCTCCCTTCTCGTCTTCTGTTGCCATTTCGCTAAGATCTTCTGATGATGTACCATAAGATGCACATTGCACCTTACCATCAACTACTTTACAAGATTCACCTTGAGTGCCATCTCCAAAATCTACATCACCTATATCCATCGAATCACCTTTACTCTCTCCCTTTTCTAATTCTTTCTTCATAGCAATTCTTCTTAGCAAAGATTCTATGGGTGCATTTCTATCCTCTCTTATTTCACCTAGCCTTTCTCTATCAACTGATCTTGAACCTTTAGCTCTTGCTGCCTTTGAACTCCCTGGTCTAGGCTTACCGCCTTTAGCCATTTTAGGTATATCTAAAAGACCTTGGTATTTATTTGCTCTAATAACTCTCATTACGATGTTGCGAATACTTCAATTTGTAGAGAACCTGAAGCAGACGCTCCTTTAATTGAATCAATTTGAGCTAATGAAATAGTTTCCTCACTTCCTGTAGCATCAGCATCTAACTTATCTTCTGTCAAGATAAATGATCCACCTGGAACCACTTGAACAAAATATTCCTCCGCAGCATTTCTTATTCTTAAATTTACAGCAGCAGCATCATCTAAATTTGTAATCCTTAAATAAGAGAGCTGCGCATCTTTAATTGTACCAGCTTCATTTTCTGAAGCAAACAAAACAATGCTTTTCTCTGCAGTAGTAAGATCAACCATTCTATGAATTACTTCAGTAGCTGAAAAGGTAGAAATATTACTTACATCAAAATTCCTTCCATTAAGGACTAATTCTTCTTGTATTGTTACTGTGAGTATTGCCATGTGATATTTTTACAAATATAAGTTATTATCTTCTTGTCTGCTCTATAGTATATGGGGTGAAATCTTTACTAGAATTTATAGCCTTCATAATAATTTGTTTTTGATTATCATCCCAACTGTTGTTCATAAAGTCAGCAAGCTGTCTTATATTGGTAGTGCCTGCATTTTGTTTAAGGTTTCTTGCTATAGAATCAAAATCTCCAGATAAGTCTACTCCTTGCGCAATAGCTGATGTAATACCAGTTTTCATAATAGCTTCATATTCTCCCCTCTGACTTCTACTTCCAGCCATGTAATTTCCATAATCGCTTAAAGTGTCTTCCATTCCCCTATCTTTTATTGTTTTTCTTAAGTCCTTAAAAGAATCTCTTATATCTGGATCTTGTACTCTAGGGGCTGTATCAAATCCAAGTTTTTCTGCTAATTGCCTTAAAGGTCCAATCTGCGTGCTATGTATTAATTCATGTCCTAATACCTCATTAGGGTCTGTAGGTTTATTAAGATCATCTGGCTTAAATCTTTCATCAAAATCTACCTCTGCAGTTCTAGTAGCAGGATCAAAATAGCCAGCAGCGGGAGTAGGGTTACCACCTGTTGTAGCTGCAATTAAATTCATCATCTGATTTAACTCCTCATCTGTCATTTCAGACTGTTCAACCTTTGTTCTTCTTAATCTTCTTTCAGCTCTATTTTCTCTCATACGATCTGCAAGTCTATTAAGCGCTCCATCAGTAGTTAATCCGTCTTGCCCTTTCTTTTTTTTATCCATGTCGTAAGCAATAGCCACTGCTTGTTTAAATGGATAGCCCTCCCTCATAAGGATTCTAATCTTCTCTTCTCTAAACTTAGATCTTGCCATGATACAAAGATACTATTTTAATACTCTGTATTTTTTAAGAGGCCTTATAGTGCCCCCGTTCTTCTTTTCATCTATGGGCTTGCCAGTCTTAGGATCATAATAAACTCTCCCATATACTTCTCTTGGTTTAATACCAACAGCAGATTGTATTGCCTGATCTAACTCTCTTGGAATTATAGCTGTTAAAGCTCCTTCATATTCATCAGACAAGGGGTTTACATCCCATATGTCATAATAACTTATATAATGACCTTTTTCATCTACCCCTTTATCTAATTTGTAGTTTCCTAGAACTCTTCCATAAGGACCTATATCAATAAGAAGCTCAGCAATATCTTTCCCATCACCAATATAATCACCTTCTTTATTAGCCTTATAACCCCGTTGATCTTTATTGCCCCCACCTCTTAAACGACCTGGAACGTATGGGTTTTTTAAAAATTCTTTTATATCCGATTCTGTTAGTTTTGAACGTAC